AGGACTTCATCAGTTTTCATCATTTTACCTTCTTCCTCTTTTTCGTAAGCTTCATCTTTCTTCATTTCTTCTGATTCTTCAACTTCTTCTTCAATTTCTGAAAGTTTAGTTTGAATCATAGACATAATACGTGGGGCTAAAGTTTCTTCAAGAGCAAGCTTGGCATTTGCTACAGCAGTATCACGTACAGCTTTAGCATCGGCAATAGCCTGTTCAAATAATTCTTTGTTTTTCATTTAATTTTTAAAATTTTTTGGTTTTTCAATTGCTTATTAAAAAAGCAATATAGCGGATTTTACAAATCAGTCACGTGATATTAGAGATCACGTATAAAGGACGGATATAAATATATAAGGAAATATAAAAACGCGTCCTTTAAAAAGAAACTTTATTTTATACAACAAACACCAGTTTGAGAACAAATAATATCTGTAATTATTTGATTAACTCTTTGATATTTGTTGTGAGTGTTTGTATTGTTTGGATTGTATGATTCACTTAATCCAACAACATCCATAAAAGCACCTTGAGTTGATGGTGTACTAACAAAGTCCCAACATACTAACTCAAAATCATCTTGTACTTCTACTGTTCCTTCACCTAATGGTTTTACTGAACCCATACCACGAGAAGAAATACCTACAGTAATATTATTTAAAAATAAATCACGTAAAATATTACCTGATGGTGTGGGTAAAATTTCAATACGACCCATTAAATCATCACCATCCCACCATAATTTTTTAATATTATGACATACATTTTTTAAGTTAATAATAGATGAATCTGGATGGTCTAATTCTCCAAGTGCTCTGTTTTGAGCTATTGGACCAGAAATATATTTTTCTACTTCACGTTTTAAAACTGGTTCTGGGTATACTCTTTTATTAGCATTTAAAGAGTTAGCACGTTGAACAACTCCCTCTACAACTAAGTTTTTTGTAGGACCAAGTTTAGCCTCCATCAATGATTGAGGACTAATCTTGAAAGGTAAATATTCTATTAGTACTTGTTTTGACATTAGATATCAATTGTTTGTCCAGCATTAAAAGCTTTTAATAACTCTTGTCTAGCAGATGTGCTAGACACTTTATTAATTCTATTAATTATTTCTTGATTTTGAGATGAATTAGATGTTTTAGCAGTTTTAGCTTCTTTCATCATTTTTTTAACTAAAGATTTAATTATAGCTACATTATTTTTTGTTAATTTAATTTCAGCTAAAGATGATGGCTGTTTAGTTACTCTAGGCATTCTGTATAATACAGTATCAATAGCCTTTTTCATGAATTCTTGTTGAATTGGGTATAATTCATTAGCAGGAACATTTTTAGCTTTATCTATATATTCTTCAAAATCACTAGAAGATTTATATACTTTAAAATTATTACCTGATGGAGCAAACATAAAGAATGCACTTTTCATATCACCTAAATCACCAGTATAAGATCCTACAGAATATCTTTTTAAGTTTTTTAAATTATCACCATATATTTTTTGTAAGATAACTTCTTCAGTATCAAAAGTTTTAATATCGGGTGTTGATTGTTGATATTTCTTTGTACCATCTATAGCTTCATTCATTGAAATCATATTATCTAAAGATGGCTTTTTTTCTTCAAAATCAAGATAATGTTTGGCTTTAACTAAATAATCTTTAGCTAAATGAATTTTTTCTTGCCACCAATCAGGAAAATCAACTTCATCTTCCATTTGGTCATATTTATCAAGCATTTTATATAATTCAACAGCATATTTAGCTATACGATATAAACTAGCTTTTAACATATCTGGTTCATCATCTTCATGACCTAAATCAATATCTTCTTTTTTAACTTTTTTTTCTTTAGTAGCTTTAGTTATTGATTCTTCTGTATCACCATCACCATCAACATCTGGAAAATCAGGCATTTTAGTCTTTTTTTCATTTAAAGATTCTTTAACTATTTTAGCTTTTGTCATCTGATTTGGAGCCATGTTATCTTTCTTTTTAACTTCTTCCATTTCAGTACTAGCTACTTCTTTTTTTCTATTAGGTTTTTTCATACCTAACATTTCATAAGTAGCATCTTCTAATAAATGAGTATAGTAATTAGCATCAGAAAGTACATTTTTAACAGCTTTAACTAAAGCTTTTTTAACTGTTTCATTAGTTACTTCTCCACCCATCTTAACTAATTCATAGTCAAGACCTCTTTGGACTTCAAATGGGTTAGCTTTATCAATGTCAGGAATTACTGACATAAGTGATTTAAGATATTCGTTTGTGGTAGCCATTTATATATAAATATTAATTATCCCTGCCCAACTGACAGTTTTTTATAGTTTTTACTTTGTTTTAATTTACTTGATTTAGTTTTTGCATGGATTCCTGGTCTTCTCTTCTTTGATTTTACTTTGTAAAGTGATGAAGCTGAGAGTGTAGTTTTTTTAGCTTTTGCCATTTGTTAAGATTTTAATTTTAGTTTGTAAGTCTTTAATTTCACTAACCATTTTTTCTAAAACCTCATTAGTTCTTTTTAAATATATTAAATTTTCATTAGACTGTTTTAATTCAGTCTTTAATCTATTTGTATATTCTAATATTTTATTAATTTCTAAAATACGTTTACGTACTTCTTTAATAGCATTATGCAATTGATCAGCTGGTTTACGTGTTTCAGCTGTTCTTTTAAATTGAGAATATTTTATTTCATTTAAAGCTTCTTCTTTTGGTTTAACAATATCATCATAATTTTTCATTGTTAAAGCTTTATTGTTAGTACTTAAAGATATAACTTTTTCTGTTACATCATGTAAATCCATGTCACTTTTGGCATCTTCTCTAGCGTATTCTAACATACGAATAAATAAAGGAACATCCATAATAATAATATCTTTTGGATTTTTCTTAACTTCATTCCATAAATAACTAGCATCTAACATATCTTTTGGTTGTACTTCTTTATAACCATAAGATTTAGTATAAACATTATCTTTAGTTCCTTTAACAAAAGCAGAAGGTAAACCTGATTTATTAGGAGTTGGGTTTGGTCTTGGGTTACTAGAAGCTTCTGTTTTAAGTTTTTTTCTTAAAAAAGCATATTTAGCTTCTATACCAGGAACACTAGCTGTGGTTGAAATTTCTTGACTTAATTTTTTCTTAATATAAGTCTCAATAATTTTTTTAATTTCTTCTTTACTTCTCATGATTATTTAGATAATTCATTCACTAATTCATGATACTGAAGTAAAGTAATAAGATGTTCATCTTTTACTATTTGTTTTTTAGATAAAAGTTTAATTAGATTTATAGTTTCTTGCAATTTAATTTCAACTGTTTTATCATCAACTTTACTCTTTAATTTAACTAAATTTTCTCTAATCTCAGTTAAATTTTTATTAACAAATCTTCTTAAATAATCAACATTAGAAATATTACTAATATATTCTTTTAAAACTAATTTTTGTTTATCAGATAAATTGGAATATTTGTTATTAAACTTTTCAATTAATATTCTGTATGTTAATATACGAATATCTTTATCTTGAGTTTTAAATTCTTGAATAATTGTATTTTCAACATTTTCAGAATTTACACTACTTTTTGTTATATGTTCTAATAAAGTTATTTTATTAGTTAAGATTTGATCAGGGGTTGTAAAAGATTTTAATTTTTTAATTTCAAATAATGTATAAATAGCAGCTGATGTTTTATAGTTATTTATTTTATTTTTAAAAAAATTAGTTAAATCATAATGTTTTTTAATTTCTCTAATTAATGAATATTTTTCTTTATTAATTTTTTCTTCATCTAATTTAAGAGATAAATCTAATACAGTATTAAGTAACAAATCAGCTTTTGATTCATCTAATTTATCACTATTTAATACAGAATGATATAGCTTTTGTTCTTTAGCTAGTTCTGTATTAGTAAAATACTTTTTAACTATCTTAACAGCAGATGATTCTTTTCCAGCCATAACGTCAGAAGCAATTTGTCTGACCAAAAGCTCAAAAAGAACCCCAGTGTTTTTATACTTCGAGTGTTTAATTGTCATGAAGGTATAATTATACTACTTATAAATATATACTTATTTTAGTTCCTCACGGATATTTTCTTCATTTAGTAAACTACTTCCTTTAAACATATCAGTTTTTCTAGGTAATCCACCAAACATATCTTTATTTTGTAAATATATAGAAGCCGCTGGTATAGATCGTTTAATAGTTTCTCTAATTTCTTCATCATCTTTATATTTACCCTTCATAGAGTCAACTCCTAGTCTATCTCTACCTAAAGGATCTGTTTGAGTGTTAATAAATGATGATTTATCTTGAGGTCTACCAGGCATGTTTACAATATTAGGCTCATTTTCATCAAATCCTGGAGGTACATCTTTAGCGGTAGTATACCTACCTTTACCATAAGCATTAGCTAATTGATGTGGTGTACCATATACTTGACCTGTTTCTGCAGGATCATTACCTTCTTCTTCAATTTGTTTAAGTCTAAAAGTACGTTTTTTATCTTCAGCTACTAAATCTCTATATTCATCAAATTGATCTTCACTAAAGTGGAAAATATTATCATATATCCAATTTGAAGGTAATAAAGATGTTTCTTGAATATCTTTAGCTAAAGCAACTTTTTCCTTCATTAAAGCAACTCTTTCTTGATCATAAATGATAGATGGAGTTGTTAAATTTAATTCAAAGTTAGTTAAACTTTCATTATCATAACCTTGAGTATATAAATGTACTAGAGCAATTTTAGTAAGTTCACTTAATAATATACGTTGAATACGTTCAATAGTACGGGCAAAACGAATATCTTCAGCAGCTAATGTAGCTTTACCACTTAAATCTTTTTCATATCCTAAATAAGCTTTAGGTACTTTTAAAGCAGCAAATAATTTTTCTCTTAAATAAGCTACATCCTCAATACCATTATATTCTAAACCTTTAGCAGTGTCAATTTTTGTTGTTGAATCACCACCTCTAACAGGAATATAAATATCTTCTAACATGTTTTGCATGTTAAATTTTAAATTATAATTACCAGTATTAGGATCAATAAATGGAGTTTTTTTAACTTTTTGCATCATACGTTGCATATAGTTTTCAACTTCATTTGGTGGGATATTACCTACGTTAACATAAAAAACACGTTTTTCTGGGGCACGTACAATTCTATGAATTAACATAGCATCTTCCATTAATACATACTGTTTAAATAATTTTCTTCCTGGTTCAAGATATGATCTACCATAAGGTAAATAATTAACATCATTAATTAATCTAAAATGAGCCATTTCATAGTTTTGAAATAGAATACCTGTATCTTGACCAGAATAAGAAGCATAATTAGCTGTTACACCGGTAGCAGCTGTTGGATCATACCTAAATCTAACATAAGCTGGATTGGCTGGATCGGTTCCTTCTTCTCTAATCATTGTGTATGCTGAGAATGGAATAACATTATATACTCCATATTTTTCAGCTATTTCTAATTTCAAATAGAAATCACCATATTTACACATATTACGAGTCCATGACCAAAGATTAAATTCAACATTCAATACATCATAAAATAGATTATAAAGAATTTTTTGAATATTTTCATCACTTGATCTAATTTGTAAAACTTCACCTTGTTCGTTTTTTAAAGTACATTCATCTGAAACAATGTCTAGTGCAGAAGACACAATAGCATCTGTATCCATTGATTCATAATCAGCATATAACTGAACACGAATGTTTTGATAGTTTTGAGCAGAATTTAAATTATAAATTCCAGGACCTGAAGTTGTATATATTTTTTGAAATCTATCAACCAGTGAGTTTGTTTGTAGAACACCTAAAGATTGAATTCTATCAGTATCCATAACGGATAGCTGATTTCCACCTGTGTTTCTAATAACAACATCAGATGAGAATAGTCTTTGTAGTCTTCCAAATAAAGAAGTATTTGCCATTTATATATAAATATTTATTATCCTATAAGCCAGTTTAAGTTTTCTTTTCCTCCCATACCATCATCCATTGTCCATGGATCATTATGAACATTATGTGGTGAATAGTTACTTGACATAACAGGCATATAACCACTAGATATACTGTTTAGACTAGCTCTAGCTAAGTCAATACCTGTTTGTTTAAAACGTAAACTTGTATCACGTAAAAACATAGCAAATCCAAAACTCATAACCAAATCATCATTATAACCATCCATAGATTGTGCTTTACCATTTTTCCAAACAAATGTTCTAAATTCCTCTAACAATCTCTTTGATTGTACTGTAACTGAACGTTCGTGAATATAACTAACAAGTTTTGAGATAACAAGCGGTCTTGTACGAAGAGAATTAGTAAATCCAGGAACCATACCATTTCCATTTTCATATCTATCAAGATACATTTCAACATTAGTTAAAGCCATATCTGATTTTGGAGAGTAATATAAATTTCTATATCCTCGTTCAATAGCTGTTTGTAATACATCCCAACCATAAGTAGCATTTTCAATTACTAATAAAGCATCATTATATTCAGATGCTACTCCTACTAAAAAATTACCATAATCTCTAGTACCTAATTGACCTTTATATTCAGCTACTTGTGTATTTGAATCTACATCAATAACATGAAAAGCTGAAAAGTCTTTACCATCACCTCTAGCTACGTCAGCTGTGACTACATATGTTCTTGAAAAATCTGGGTGTTCCCAAATCCAATAATTACCATCAATACCTCTTCTTTCGATTGGATCTTTTTGATATGTTTCTATATACCAATTTAATATTTCTGGTTCAATAGCTGTATCACCAGATGTACTGAAATCACAATCACACTCTTGGGCGGCTAATCTAGGTCCTAAGTCAGCAGTTTGTGTATCTCTCCATCTTTGGTCTCGTTCTGGGTGTACAGTCCATGGTAATCTAATTGGTAAAAAACTATTATCTCTAGCCTCAGCTTTAGTCCATGTTTTATGGAACCAATTACCTGTACCATAAGGTGTAGATATAGCTATACATCCACCACCAGTAGCTAATGTTTGTTGAGCACTAGCAAATATTTCTTCAATATTATCAATAAATGTC